CTCTAATCAAGTCTTCCGTTGTGTATATATGTCAATTGAACAAGTGTATAAAAACATCCCTATCTTTGGCCAAGATAGGAAGGAGCGTGTCCGCAAGACACTGTTCCAAAAATTTAGAGACTCTATGTGGTGGAACAGAAGACACATCACATCAGATGACATCGAAGACCAGGTCCACAGAGATGTGAATTTCGCAGGACTTGAAGACGGTCCCGACGAGGAAGACCTCGAAGGAGTATCGACCACTAAAACTTTTGTCATGACAGCTGATGAGTATGATGCGGCACGCAGGCGTGGCGACGTCATTCTCAAGGTCCAGAGCATAGAATGGCAAGAAGAAGTTTTAACAATGTGGGTGACGGTGAGAACACCGGCCCTAACAAATGAAGGCCAGGAGGTCAAAAAGGTGCGTGCTCGTAGGAAGATAAGTTACGAAGCCAAATTAATCTTGAAGTTGAGAGAAAAATTCGATTTTGAGTTAACACCGAGGACCGCTCTTAACTACGCAAGTGTTAAGAGATACGCCGTTTTATTGTTGGTCGAGGACAATATTCGATTGGTGGATAGAGCCATGATTCTATCAACGGTTGTTGAGAGATATTTCATACCAACCTGTTTTGATAAGCAGGCACATGAATACCGAAACTCGCTTGTAGCAAACGAGCAGAAGGAGTTTCTCAATAACCACACCTTTGTAGGACACTCACTACAGAGGTGGGCCAACATTGGCGGATATGCCAATGTTGGTCGTCCCACTCCCCAATAAGGGGCCCTGTTTTCGTCAGCGCCACAGTCTCTTCGGCAAATATTTTATACTTGTTGAGGAAAACCAAGGCTCTCCGTTGGCGAAAATTAGGGTCCCCCGTTAGGCGCCGTGAGTTTATTGTTTTGGAAGGTCTAGGGACCTCCGAAGCAGTCGGCGCCTTCAGTAATGATATTACGAACTACCTGTTAGCGATTTTGGGTAGAGTTTTGTTCCGCAAACGTAATGGCCGTTACTATTCCCTAGGAGAATTGCTCCCTACTCCGGGCGCTTTTTATCATAATCTAAACTCATTCATATTGAAATTAGGTCCACTACTCCCAAAGACCGCCCCGATCCCCCGTGAAAATTTCTCGGGGTTGTATAGGGGCCGTAAAAGGCGGGTTTATGAACAGGCCTTCAAATTATTTATGGAAAGAGGTTTCATCACACGAGACACGTACATCTCAATGTTTTTGAAATATGAAAAAGATATAAGAGCTCTCAAGCCGGAGAGGATACCCAGAGTCATATCGCCAGCTGGGTTCGTGTACCTTCAGGAAACTGGCCGCTATATCAAAGCGGTGGAACACAAAATTTTTGATGCTATCAATCGTGTTTATGGTTACCAGGTAGTTGCGAAAGGGATAAACTTTCAGCAACTTGGTGTGCTAGTTAATGAAGCATGGGATAGTTTCCAATCACCGGCAAGTATTGATCTAGATGTAGAAAAACTAGATCAATCTTGCTGTCAGGAAGCATTATCTTGGACGCACTATGTGGTCGGATTGTGTTTCGCTGGTGATGACAAAGTTGAAATAATGAATCTATTGACTCATCAACTCACGTCAAGAGTGAAAGGAAGGGCGGATAATGGATGGTTCTCTTATAAGGTTAAGGGGACTCTTACTAGTGGTCAAATGAATACATCTCTTGTTGGGGTGTTGTTGGTTACTGGCATCCTTTACAAGATGTCTCTACAACACAGGTTTAAACTTGTCAATTGTGGGGATGACTGCGCTTTAATCGGGAATAAGAAGGACATGTGGGGTCTAGGAAAGAAACTTAAAGAAAGGTTTCTCGTTTTTGGAATGACGATAGAGGTATCAGAAGTCAATTTAGTGTTAGAACGGATTAAGTTCTGTCAAACGCAAACTTTGAAATTTAACTCAGGACCAAGAGCAGTTAGATGTCTTCACGGCGCTCTGTCGAAAGATGCGGCATGCATTGACCATTTGAATGCAGCCCATCGTATCGCTGCATGGTGCAGATCTGTAGCATTAGGAGGCCTCGCTACGCACGGAGGTGTTCCTGTGTTACAGAATTTTTATCAGATGTATTTAAGGTCTTTCGACCATTTTGTAGCTACACATGATCTGACAAAACGACAGTTAAAACGTATGCGTACATATTTGAATGACGCAAATTCCTGGACAAATTATGGAACTCCCATGAGAGAGAGTTTCAGAGAGGTAGATGAGATAACTCGCCTTTCTTTCGAAGAAGCATTTGGTATCCCCCCCGCGGAACAGATGTTGCTGGAAGAATATTACGACAGTATGACTTATAATTTTACTGCTCCTACTTGGCGTGAACCTTTGCCTAACCATCTATCTCTTTTCATCAAGTCTTGAGAGCTCATGTTCAGTCCGCAATGACACAAAACTAGATCCGTCCGTGACGACATTAAACTAGGGTTATACCCATTGGGTCAGTTGTTTTAAGACCAAAACGTTTGTGAAGGAATTATTCCGGACCTGTAAATATTTACGTGCTAAACAAAATGCCGAGAGACTGCACGGATCTGCGCTAGTTTCAACTGATGAACAGTCCCTTTTCTCGTTTGAGGGATCCAATACAAAACGTTTTATTTAAATAAATGCCAAGAAAAACTAAATTCGTTAAACGAAACAAGAAGAAGAGCACTGGGAGTGTTAAGAACGTCAAGAAGGAGGTTCAACAATTGGGTTTGCTCGCACAAGCCCTTAGATTGGGTGGAGGCGCTGTTGGTGGCGCAGCCGGTAGATTATTCGGCATGGAGAATTCTGGTTTCTCAGCTGGGTCTGGATTGGGCGCTGCGATTTCTAAGTGGCTGGGTTCTGGTGACTATGAGATCAATAGGAATTCTATTGTCACTGATAAGGGACTCTTGCCGGCCATGCATTCTACGTCTGAAAGCACCCGAGTTAGACATCGAGAGTACATAGGAGATGTTGTATCATCTGCAACTGTTGGTGGTTTTACCACTAACTCTTTCTCTCTAAACCCAGGATTATCCACCACCTTCCCTTGGTTAGCCGGAATCGCCCAGCAATACCAAGAATACTCCTTCAAAGGATTGGTTTTTCACTATGTTTCCACAAGTGGTGAATCCGTTAGTTCCACAAACAGTTCGTTGGCCTCAGTCATGATGGCTACCAACTATCGTTCTGGACAGGTGGCACCCACTGACAAAGGTGAGCTCCTAAATCAATACTTCTCCTGCGATGCCAAAGCATCGGAGGACTTTGCACACCCCGTTGAGTGTGATCCAAAAGAAAACCCCTTTAACATCCAATATGTTAGAGGTGCTGCCGTACCTGTAGGTGAGGACCCGAAGATGTATGATCTAGGGACTTTCACCGTTGCGTCACAAGGATGTCAGGCAGCAAGCATTCACCTTGGTGAGATATGGGCGACTTATGAGGTCGAATTGAAGAAACCTAAGTCAAGCACCAACCAAGGTCAATATTTGGAGACCGCTCATTACTATGGTACAAATGCTATCACAGCCTCTAAGATGGGAACTGCCCGTACATTACGATTTGATTCAATCGGAATGACATTTCCATTCAACAACCAAATTGGTTTTCCTGTTGGTCCAGTGGGCAATTATTGCATCACTGTCTACCAATGGGGGGCCACTGCGGTTACTACCATAGCTGCTTTCATCTTCACAAACTGCACAGCTCTTGCACTCTTTCCATCATCCCAAACTCAGGCGTATGATCTTGCGCCTACAGCTGCGTCAATCACAGCGGGAGGTTGTTTCTCACGGATTTTCATTAATATCCCTGACCCAACTCAAGCCGCTACCGTAGCGTATACCAATTGGACATGGACTGGTACTACTACAGCAGATATTACTATCACTCAGCTTCCTGCAGATTTCATTTAGAACGATGATTTATTTAAAGACCGAGATGTCACAAAACTATTATTGGTAAATCCAAGATGTTACCGTGTCTTGACGGGGCTAAGCCTCCCCACCAGCGATGAATGGCTTAAATAACGGAATGGGAACATTAAACTGTTCTATTTATCACAGTGGTGGTTTAATATTGATGGATTTGTTGGATGATTATAAGGGGACGATATGTTTGCGCATTGGAATCACCCCTGAGCGGTTTGGCCCCGCAGAATTGATCATCATCTAGCTTATCAGTCAACGTTGATATTACCACACCATGCGCAATCCCCGCATTTTCAGGTTTAATTGTGAAGGATACAGGCTCTGTCGTGTTTGAGAGAACATTGACACCCGATGATACTGGTCAACACATTAGTTGTATGTGTTTCAATCTTGACGAGATTGGTAGGGACTATAGTCATGAACAAACAACCTCACACGGAGTGAATCCGTGCTCTGCCAAGCGACAGGTAATCTTTTCTTATGAGAGGAGGGTAGTCGTCACGAGAAT